CAAATATTAATAAATGAAGGTATGGTTCGTAAAACATATGAATCTAAAACAAAAGTTGTTAAAAATACAAAAAATTTAAATGAAAAATATTTAAAAAGTATGATGGATAAAAATTGTCAATGTATTGATAATCTAACAATTTCAGTTGGTTCGCAAGTTATGATCATTGCTAATAATTTAACAGAAAAAATTGTAAATGGTTCGAGAGGTATTGTTACAGAATTTATTGGAGAATCACCAAAAGTCCGTCTGCTTGATGGTAGAGAAATTGTTATATTACCACATTTATGGGAATATAACAAAAATGATGAAGTTGTTGTTACAAAACAACAATTACCATTACGATTAGCGTGGGCAATGAGTATTCACAAATCACAGGGTTCAAGTATTGATTATGCTGAAATTGATCTTGGTCTATCAATTTTTGAAGTCGGACAAGCATATGTCGCTTTATCTAGAGTAAGAACACTAGAAGGATTGTCTATTATTAATTTTCACGAACAGAGTTTAAAAACACATCCAAAAGTTATTGAATTTTATTCTAAATTAATTCCATGTAATAAGTTAATTAAAAATACCCTAGATTTAATTTTACATTAAGAATTATCAGTATAACAATTTACATTGCATATAAGACGTATCATACAACTATAACACAAAAATTTCTTTTGACATTTATTTCCCAATCGTGTAGTATATGACATCGCAAGTGTTTTATTATCATCGCAAGTATTAATACAATTTAATAAAGAACCATCCCCACATTTGTATATTTGAATATAATTCCAAATAATATATTTAAATTCATACAAATTGTTTTTTTGTAAAATTTTAAACAAATTCACTTGATTACATATCTTATCAATATCGAAACTACTAATTCGTAATCCCAAATGTCTTTCGCTCATATCAATATATTTAATTAACTTTATTTTTAATTTCAATTGAATTCATAATTTTTGATACATTTTTAAGACTATTATCCTTTAAAAGTTTTTCTTCAACCGTATTTGTTTTACCACACCATTGGCAAGATAAGTGACCAAAGACATATATATTTTTTAAATTTGTTTCCATTGTTATTGAACTATAATTAAAACATTTTTTAATGAATGAAAACCCCATTTTACTAAAAAATTTTGTATTTATCCTATAGCCTGTTAATAAATAACATTTATCAAATTCAATTAAATACTCATTATTTTCATTCTTAAAATAAAATTTATTGTCAAAACTATCAATTACAATCGAATTATAGTAAATAGTTATATTTTCTTCATATTTTTTTAAAATATTTCTTAATTTATTGTTAATATGATCAGATAATTTTGAGTTAAATTCAGTACTATTTTTAATAACCCAATGAATTTTATTATCAGGTAATAAACTAATTATACAATCTGCAGCAGAATTGCCATTGCCAACAACAACAATATTTTGATTAATTTCATCCATATCAAAAATATAATGTGATATATTTGGATTTGTTTTTTCTCCCTGAATTCCAAGATATACTGGGGTATAATAAATTCCAGTACACAAAACTATATTTTTTGAAGTGATATTAATAATTCTTGAAGAATTTGTTACCTTCACATCATATGTATTATTTTTGTTTTTTTGTATATCTATCATTTCTAAATTTTCATAAATTTCTAAATTTTTTTCATCTTTATACATTAGGCAATAATTTAATACATCTAATGTATCTATTCGAGAATTTTTATCTATTTTATCATAATCATAATCTTCAAAACATATTTCATCAAATGTTGAATGAAATTCAATATTTGGATAATCATAATAATTATTGCATATATCTCCTTTATCAATCCCTATAACCATTTTATTGGGAAATTTTTTTTTTAATTTCGATAGAGCATACAAACCATTAGGTCCAGCTCCAATCACTAGAATAAAACATTTAGTTGGAACTTCCATTTATCTTTATGAAAATAAAAAAAATTGAATATTTTTTATTCATATTAAATATAAAAAATAAAAATGTTTAAAAAAGTTGCTATTTTTGCGGATTTTGATTTAACGTTGACTGAAGAGTATCAACAAATACCCCTTGTTAATCATTATCTAGAACAATATAAAAAATTTTATAATGACCCAAAAATATTAGAACATTATAGAAAATTTGATCCTACTTTTTCATTTAAAGAACCGGAGGATTTTTTTAAAATCCTTCATGTAAAACGTGATGAGATTTTGGTACGTGATAAAACTTCTCGTATTCAAAATGGAATTACTTGGTTAGGGCAATTATTATGTGATAAACAAGAAGGACATCCACTTGAAGATTTAACTTTAAAAAAATTATATGAACTTGGAAAACAAATAAAAATGACAACTGGTTGTTTAGAATGTTTTATTAAACTTAAAGAAGATTGGAAAAATAAAGGAATAGATGTTCATATATTTGTTGTAAGTGTTGGTCTAAAAACATTAATTCGTGGAGCAATTGATGGATACATGGAAATAAATAATATTGATAAAAATCCAATTGATGGTATTTATTCGGCTGAAATTAGTGAAAATATTGTTGAAATAAATAATGTTAAAAAACATATATTTGAAATTATTTCAGTTATTGAAGATTACTCTAAAACAGAAATTGCATATGAAATTGCAAAAGGTGGCAAAATAAATAGGGATAAAAAATTTACAGGAAATGATTATATTATTCCACATAATAAATTTATAGTTCTTGGTGATGGATTCAGTGATATTCCTATGTTCCGTTTTTTCAGAAAAAAAGGTGGAAAGGGAATAATGGTTTATAAAAAAGGTTGTATGTCTTCTTATCTTAAAGCTAGATCAAATTCTTTTGATAATGTAGATTATTTACTTGAAAGAGATTATACACCCATACCAGAAAATCCACTATGGTATTATTTAAATAAAGTAATATCTGATGTCTCTTATAAAGAATGTAAACATTCAGAAGTTTCTATATATAATTATAAATGGTCTAAAGAAATGTGTAAATCAGAAGAACAAGAAATTGTAAATCATTTATCAAAATGTAAAGAACATAAATTTGGATTTACATTAACATACGTTGTACCTCGTAATTAAAATTTTAAAATTGATTTTAATCGACTTTAATCAACAAATAATAATTTAAATCTCGAATACCAATTAAATATATTTAACTATGTCGATTAAAGATACCGAATATAAAAGTCTTGATGATGATGATGAATTACCAACTTATGATAAAATTCAAAGCCTTGATAATGATATGATGGAAGATCCTTCTTCTTATTATAATGAAAAGGAAAACATTTTTTATTCATTACCACCAGGTAATAATACTTTTATTATGAAATCTTACAAAGAAATTATGGAAATTGATGATTTACTTACAGTTGTTTTAGCAGATGTAAAAAATCCACCTAGTTTTATACTAAATAATTTTTCCTTTATTGAATATGGATTTCATAAAAAATTAATGAAATATACACCAAAAAATTGTACCCCAATATCAACTAAAATTATTTTGATTTGTCAAAAAGACAGTTTTGAAAGTTATAAATTATTTTTAACTAAACCGAAAAATATTGCTAATTTAGCAATAGTATTAGCACAAAAAGATTTTTTTTGTTGTCCAATAAATATTTTTGACTTAATTAATATTAAAAGAACAATTTTAGACAAAATATTTGATATTGAAGGTGATACTTTATTATTTTCAAATAGTGATAGTCGTTCTAGATATAGAAAAAGGAAATTTAATTTCCACACTATTAGACAATGTATTAATAGTGACCAATTTATTATGGAACGTTTAGAAGCTCTTTCAGACGAAGATTATGATAGTCATCATACTGGAATTACAAATAATACAATTTTGTTTGATGAAAGAAACTATGATTTCCATCAAAAATTTAGAAGAATCAAAAAAAACGAGGATGAAACTACACCGGATTTTATAAACAGAAAAATTGAAGACAAAAAAAACAGGAATGATAAATACAAAAACGAATTTAATCAAATTTTACATATTGTATCAAATTTGATTAGAATTTCTAAATATTGTCCAAAAAATAATTCAGATAATAACAATGAAGAAATTACACATACTGATATTATATTTATGATTAATATGATTATTAATCGTTTATTTACTTCACACAAACATTACATATTTGCTTTACGTAATTTAGAAACTTTTAAAAAAATAGGAATTCAAATTAATTTTAATTCAATATGGTCTGCTATATATGCTAGTTATGTTGAAGAATGTAGTGCAATATTAAAGGTTTCAGAACATACATTTCGCAATTATACTGACGAAAATGATGTTTTTATGTATACTGATGATGATATACCACTTTTAAATAAAATTAAAAGTGGTATATTTATTCAAAATATTTCTGATAGTTCCCTATATTCTTGTAAGAATAAAGATCCAAGAGATTTATTCATACCATTACGACGACGAGAATGTGGTAATATCCCATCATTGCCAAAGGATTACGATGGCAAACGAACAGGGTATAAATTAAATACATTAGAAGAATTTAGAGAAAGATTTCACATCTTCACTCGTGGTTTATTCGAAAATTTTGATTGGATGAATGGAAAATGTTTAGTATCAGGTTCTTGTATTACGGCATGTTTAGCTCATTATAATAAATGTGGTAAAAATCTTAAAGAATTTGAAAAATATCTTGATAATAATTATGCCAAATCAGATGTTGATATTTGTACCACCGCAGAATTGTTACCACTATTACAACGTCGTCTTTTAGATATTTACAAAAAAAAAGAGCAATCTCTTACTGGATTATTTAAACGAAGTAAAACAATAGTTACAATGTGTGCGAATATTACTCAATATGTGACTAATATTGATGAACTTAAAGAATTCTCTAAAGTTGTTGAAACAGATTCAAAAACAAATGAAAGTATTGTATCATATAAATGTACACATTGTGGATACAAACAAGAAATGAGTTTGTTTATGACAGGCGAATCACATTTTATTAAATGTAAAATGGTAGACGAACATATAAATAAATCAAATAGATATGGTGCGAAAATTTATAAAATGGCAATTGATACACCATTAAATACTAAATATTTTCGTTCAATTGATGTCTATTGTAATACTTTAGGCAAAATTGGACTATATCATATGCCAGTTGTCAGAGCAGCATATACTGGAGAAAAATTATATATGTATCCTAGTTTTGTATGTGCAGCAATGTCTGGATATTGTCCTGATTATAAGTGGTTTAAAGGCAAAAAAAATCCATTAGGAATTATTCTTGATAAATGGATGAAAGGATATAATATTATTCTAAATAATACAGAACAATTACAATTAATGTCATATTTTATTTATAATCATAGTAAAGAAGCTAAAACAAAAACACCACTTCTTGAACCTTATCGCAGCAGATGGGATTATACATTTAGTGATCATAGAAATATTCAAAGAATATGTAGAAGAATGGATAATCATCTTCATGCAGTAGATTGTAATATTACTAGCTCACATATGGTAGAACATTTAAAAAAGATTATATATAATAATCTTGTTTAATTTTAATTTAAAGTTGAATTATCCAGTCCCATTATATTTCTATTTCTTCTTTTTCTTCACCATCTTCACCATCTATTATCTGTAACTCAACTTTTTCTGGAACAATTTCCGTTAATTCAACTACTTCGTGTATTGTTGGCAATGGTAATACAGGTGTTGGTATTTCGACATTATTAATATCACTTCTACACCAGCCACAAAATTTTATACAACATATTATAGCAATAATCAAAATTATGCTGTATAATACAATTATTTCTATAAAGGTATCAGATATAGACATATTTATCTATATGAATGAAGATTTCAATTTTAAAATATATTAACAATATGATTATAATTTAAAATTAAAAATTCATTCAAATGAAACATTCATTGAGTTGCCCAAATTTAAAAAATCTTGAACTAATAAAACAAACCGAAAATTTACTATCAATAAAAATACGCAATAAATTAACATCAAAAATTATTGTTCCTATATACAAAAAAAGACAAATATTAAGTATTTTTTTATATTTATTAATTCCTTGGATTTTTTTATCTTTAAATCTTTTATGTCTAAGATATTTATCAATATATTATCTTTCAGCATATATCATTTTAGCTACATATTCATTTTGGAGACAAGATAATATAAATCCACATTCATTAAATACATATATTAGAAATTTAATTATTTGGAAATGGTTTAAAGATTATTTTCCGATTTCATTAAAACAAACAGCAATATTAGATAAAAATCGTAATTATATTTTTGGATATCATCCGCATGGAATCTTACCTTTTGGTGCTATTATTAATTTTGGAACAAATGCAAATAAATTTGATAATCTATATCCAGGTATTAAACCACATTTAGTAACACTGAGGACACAATTTTTTATTCCATTTTATAACATATATTTAAGTTTTTTTGGAATTACCGATGCCTCAAAAAAATCAATAAATAAAATATTAAAGAATGGACCTGGATCAAGTTGTGTTATTATTTTAGGAGGAGCAAAAGAAAGTTTAAATGCATATCCAGAATCAACAAAATTAACTCTCAAAAATAGAAAAGGTTTTGTTAAATTAGCATTATTGAATGGTGCATCGCTAGTTCCTGTCTATAGTTTCGGACAAAATGATAGTTATAATCAAATTATATATAATTCCGATTCGCTTTTGAGAATTATACAAAAAAAATTTCAAAAAAAATTAGGATTTGCTATTCCATTCTTTTATGGAACTGGTATTTTTTTAAAGTATGGACTTTTACCTAAAAGAAAACCAATAAATACAGTTATTGGTAAACCAATCCATTGTCCAAAAATAGAAATACAAAATTTAAGACAAATTATCATAGATTATTATCATAATTTATACATAAATGAATTAAAAAAAATTTATAACAAATATAAA